CCCTGACAATGCCCTGGCGGATCCACCAGAAGGAATACGTCGAGAACTTGTAGCCCCGCTCTGGATCAAAGAGCTCAACGGCACGGTGCAAACCGATGTTTCCTTCTTGGATCAGGTCAAGCAGGTCAAGGCTTCCTGTGAAGTGGTTGTACTTCCTTGCGACCATGACGACCAGCCGAAGGTTGGCCGTGATCATGCGCTCCTTAGCGCGTTTGCCATGCCGGATAATCCTTTTTTCGGCTGGCGTGAAATCGGATTGCTTTTCTGCGAGAAGGGCCATCATCCGTTTGACGGCATGGCCCAGCTCGATCTCCTCGGTGGGAGTGAGAAGAGCTACCCGTCCGATGGAATTCAAATAATCGCGGACGGGATCACTCATCAGAAAGTCAGCTCAGCAGGTGCAGAAGACTGTGCCATTGGGGGAGAGACACGGCCAGAGAGATAGGCCTTCCCGCTTCCTTTGGCGACAGAGTTCCAAGCAGCCACTCGAATTTTTACCACGAGTTCGTCCTTCCAATTCTTCTCGCGCTCTGCTTTCTGCAGATATTCCACAAGGTTTCCGATTTCAGCTTCGCTGATCTCGATCATGCCGGTGTGGTCGGGGCTGTTTTCAGACTTTTTCTCCTGAGCGGGGAACAGAGAAAGTGAGGCAGAGAAGGCGTCAGCCATAGTTGCGAACGAGGATGTGGAACATTTGGGCAGTTGAGAGGCCCTTGCGCTGCTTGAGCTGCAGAAAGAGCCGGTAGTCGGCCCCATTAACGGCGATGGCGTAAGTGTGGTTTTCCATCTCCTGCTGGTCTGCCTGTTGCTTTTCCCAAGCAGCTTTCATGGCGCGATGGAACTCCAGGTCGTACTGCTCATCCATCAATCTTCTGCATAGCAGTGACAAACGGAGGGAGCTGCGGGCCCGGCTTTGGTGGCACCTCGTCAAGGATGAGGTTGAGAGCAAGCTCTAGAAGAGCAATCTTCTGAGTGCTGCGCTCGGCCATGCTTAGCCGGAAGTCCTGTTGTGCCTCACGAAGGAGGCCGCGCTCATGGTCGATAAAACGACCAACAAGCTGAGCAGCTAGCTCAAGGTGCTCAGTTGGACTGATGTGACTTGAACCATTGGTCGATGAACTCAGCATGTGCTTCGGTGGTGATGTGGTCGCTGAGCTTGCCGGTGAGTTTGAAGTGAGCCAAAAAGTCTTGGGAGAGCTTCTTGATCAGCTCAGTTCCGCCTTCGGCTTTGCTCTTTTCCATCAGGAGGCTGATCACCAATTGGCGAGCCTCGGGATCGATTGGAGCATCAGCTGCCACTGATGACGGTGTAGTTGTAACGGCTGGCTCAGCTTTGGCTTTTGGAGCTTCACGCTTTGATGTAGAAGGCTTGGCGGCGGCCTTGGGAGCAGGCTTTTCATCAGTGGCAGCTTCTACCTCTTCGCGTGCCCAGAGCTCGTAGCCCAGGCTGAAGGTGAAAGCAGCGTTAGCGCAGAGCGCTCGGCGGTGGGTATCGGTCAGGACTCGACAGGAGACCTTTTCGAAGGGCACCGGGGCGTTGCGGTGGTCCTGGCAAGGAAAGAGGAAGTCAGGAGTGAACTGTCGATCGGGGCCAATGAAATAGCTGACGACGTAACCGCTGCCATCTGGCGCTTTCCAAACGTGCCCACCTTCGGGGGCTTCGCGTAACGCAAATTCCCAGCCAGGGGCTTTGGTGTGAAGGTGGTTAGCAATGCGGGCCCAAGACACATAGTCGGCGGCATAGGAGCCGGTGCCCTTGCGGAAGACGTCGTCTTTGCTGATGACGCCTGCGAGGTTTGGGATGGTCATGAGGGAAGTGAAAGGATGGTCACGGTCACGCCAGGGTCTTCGCCTTCGGCGGTGTAGCGCTTGGCTGCAGTGAGGTTGACGATCTGATCGTCGTCGTCGTAGGCAACGCCAGTCAATGCATCACCTAGGGCCCGACAAAGCTTGTCAAGGTCGCCTTTGCGTGAGACGACGTAGTAGGGAGCATTGTCAAGAAGCTCGCCGCGGCGGTTGTAGTGCTTCTTCGGTCGAGCGAAGGTAAAGACGACCGAGATGCCGATGCGTTTGGTTTTGTCCCAGCCTTCGGGTCGGGCATCTTCACAAGCGCATTTGATGTCATAACGCCAGGGTTTGACATCACGGCAAGCTTCACGACCGAACTGGTCTTTGGAACCCTGTGGCCTCGGGATGCCAGTGGCTTTGAAGGTGAAGCTATTCGGCATCAGAGACGCTCAGCACGGAATAAACACTCAGTTTCCGTGTTGCGACTCCTTCTGCTTCTTCTTGCTCTTGCAGGGTCTTGACTGCCTCGGAGTATTGCCAGGAGCGCCTGGTCTGCTGCCTGACGGTCAGCTTGTTGTGGGCCCAGGCATTGCCATCTCTGAAGTCGTCGAGGAGGTTGTTCTCGATGCGATCGTTGATCGCGTCAGTGAGGGCCTTCTTGTACTTCTCAAGGGCCTTGATCTGAGTGCAGATTTTGGCGGCCTCGTCAAATAACTCAGCGTTCGAGAGGTGGTTCATCTGTGGAACCCAAGGCAAGGCAAAACTCGAGGTAGTGGATTCGTTGCTGGGCGGGGCTGATGAGGTCATCGTCCGGGATTTCAGATTGGAGATCTTCGATGAAATCAGGGACCTGTGAGTAGTCCGCTGGCGTAGTGGGCTGGGAGCTCGCTTGAACGTTCACGCTCGGGCAGAGCTTCAGGAGAAAAACGAGGAGCTTCGCTACAGGTCCCATGAGTGTGGTGAGCGACTAGTGGTTCTGGTTCTGTTGCCAGTGTCGCGATGGTCAGGAGGAGGGGGAGGAAGAGCATGGCTTGGGCTTGGCGTTGAGTTCTTCGGCTAAGGCGAATTGAAGTAGCTGTCGGACGTAGGCACTTGGAGTGAGGTGGTGCCGATCGGCGACGAGCTTTAGGTCTTCCCATGCGGTGAGGGGAAGCACCAGATGCATTCGGTGGTTGGCCATGGTGTGGTGATGCCGTGGCCACAATGGCACAAAAAAAGGGTGCCAGGGGTCCTATTTGAAATTTCTTCGGTTTCGGAGATGGGAGAAGAGGAGTGATCGCGTTTGGCTGTCGATGCTTTGGCTAATGCGGAAGAGCAATAGCTCCAAGTCGTAGTCAGCGTCCTGTTTCAGGTGGTTGTACTCCCCACCATGGCGTGTGATGTTGGCGATCATGCTGACGGTGTCAGCCATGCTCATTGGCGATTCGAGCAGGTCGGCAAGCGTGATAGTGCCAGCCAAGGCCATGACATCGTCGCTGAAGGTGACTTGGGAGATGTCGTTGTTCATTGGTTCAGTTGGTGCAGAGCGCAGGGCAAAAGCGATCAAGGTGACGGATCACGCTTGGATGATCCTTGATAGTGAAGCCGATTGCGCCGGCTGTTGTGAGCATGGCGAGCGCGAGCCCGCAAAGGAAGTAGGTGTTGCGCATAGTGGGCTAGTCAAGGTCGTATTTGTCAGCCAGCAGCATTAGGTGCAGCTTGGTCAGCTTCCGCTGCCTATAAGTGCTGGTCGCAATAGATGCCAAGGCTGAGTTGAAAGGGACAGCCAACAAGGCGAAGAGGCTGGTGAAAAGCGTGAATGGTGCGCCGACGATCGCAAAAGCAATCACGAGGAAATTGAAGAAATGAATCCAGGCAGCACAGCTAGGGCTGTCGCCGCTGATCTGCTTAAGGTCTTCGCGGAAGGTCATGGTTTTTGAGTGTGTTGTGAGTGCCGGGTCAGACTTCAGAGCCAATGCCAGGCAAGTTCTTGGGCCTAGGGGCGCCCTTGTAGATGTAGTCCGTGATCGCTCTGCAGCGGCCCAAGTCATTCATGGCTGACCAGATCTGGTCAGACAACTCTTCCTCGTTGTTGTCCCAGATCTTTTTTGCGCGAGTCCAGCTCACCCCGTACCTTTTCATCAAGAGCTTGACAAACCTGTGAGCCTGATCGTTGTCCATGTAGCCCTCGGAGACGGAGCACGTCGCAATCGTGAGAGCACCGCCTAGCACTTCAAATGCTGTTAGCGGTTGCTCTGCCTTTGCAGGGGCAGGCTTGAACATGAGGTAGCCGCAAGCGGCGAAGAGAAGAGGGCTGGAGAGGACGGCCGAAGCGATGACGGCGCCTTTGATGTTGAATTTCATTGGAGATGAGTCTCGAGCGTTGAAGTTGGTCAGGTGGGCTCAGTCGGGAAATCAGTAGCTGGCGATGAACTCGGTCAGCTTGGCGCTGTCGGCGTCGAAATAGCTGTCAAAGGTCAGCACACCGCGCTGGCCGCGGCTCAGGTGAATCGTGTCCTTGATGTAGCCGACGACCTCGCCGTCGCGTAACAGGACCACTCGGGCGTAGATGTCACCAGCGTGGGCATCCTTGGCCCAAACTTCCATCAGGGAATAGCTGCCGCTGCCAATGACCTTGGCGAGGCTGCAGGTCTCAGTGCACCAGCGGGCATAGATGCCAGGCTTCATCTCATACCAGCCCTCGGCTTTGACCTTGGCTTCTTCGCGCAGGCTGACGGTCAGGTCGACGGTGGGTTGATAGCCGTTGGGGATGTAAGCCTTGTTCTCTGCGATCTGCTCTTCAGAGGGGCCAGCAATGACGCCGACGGTATAGAGGCCGATCGGTGCTACAGCAAAGGCCGCGGCGATGCAGGCGTTGCGGATGGCGGCTTTGGAGAAAGGAGCGGTGCGCTTCATGGTTTGGAGTGAGTGGTGAGTGCGGGATCGTTCCCGATGAAAGAATTATGACACACAGGGTGTGCCTTAGGCAGGGGGGTTAAGGCACCAGCTCCAGTTGGTGGGACAGATCGCGCAGGCGACGCTGACGCCACTCGCTAGTCAGGTTGGCTGCACTGTTGCCGTGCAACATGTCCCGCATCGTGATCAGCTGCACCGTTGGGATAGTGCGCAGATCATCCTTGAACTGACCCTGGTTCTGCAGGAAGTGCAGCACCGCAGGATCCTCAGGCATCTCAAAGCAGTACAAGAACCCGATCTCGCAGCCCTGCTTCCGCATCTTGGCCACGCAGCCCTTCACGTCCTCCATGGTCGGGGGACCGTCATGGGTAGCCATATACAAGGCACGGCGTAGGTGCTCCTTGCCCTTGCTGATGCTTGGGAATTGACGGATCCCGACGATCCGCTCACCGTCGTCCTGCGGCATGGCGTGGCACTGAAGCACACACCAAGCGTCGAACTGTCGAGGGCTGTCGTCCCTCAACTGACGGGCAGAGGCCAGGTCTTCGGGAACGCCGACGATCTGATCCTTGCCGATCTCTAGCCCGCACTCTTCCAGGCGGCTGATCGTGGTGGCGACAGCGTGATGGGTCACATCGATGCCGATCCACTTGCGGCCGTGCTTGGCCGCAGCCTCGATCGTGGTGCCAGAGCCCATGTAGGGGTCGAGCACAACGTCACCCTCGTTGGAGGAGGCTTTGATGATGCGCTCTAGGAGTGCAAGGGGCTTCTGGGTGGGATAGCCCAGGCGCTCGTTCTTGAGGCGGCCGACGGGCGTCAGATCAGACCAGTGATCTTCCATGAGCTTGCCTTTTGCCAGCTTGGCGGCGTGCTCTTCTGCGCTCAGCATCCCACCCATGCTGTGATTGCCAAGGTTGAGAGCCTTGTACGGCACTCGCATCGCGTCAGTGTTGAACACATGAGAGCCGGCGCTCTTCGCGTAAAACATGATCACGTCATGCTTTGCGGGAAAGCGGTTCTTGACCGTGCTGGGTCCCGTGTAGGCCCAGACGATCTCGTTCAAAAAGTTCTGGCCGCCGAAGACCTGATCCATCACCAGCTTCAGGTAATGGCTGGCAGTGGGGTCGACGTGCAGGTACAGGCTGCCTGTCGGTTTGAGCAGGCGGTGCATCTCCACGAGCCGCACAGCCATGTTCACCAGATAGGGATACAGGCCGCGCTTCGGGAGCAGTGCGCCTAGGGCCACCAGCAGCTTGCCCACGCCAGGGTGATGCTCTTCCAGCCAGTCGAGATTGGTCTCGTCATCAGCGCCCCAGCTCCAGGTGTCCGTGAACGCCTTCGACTGGGCCACAGACCCGAAGGTGACGTTGTAGTCACGCTTCGAGTTGTAGGGAGGGTCGAGATAAATCAGGTCGATCGTCTCGGCGGGCATGGCCCGCATGATGTTCAGGTTGTCGCCGTACCAGAGCTGGTTAGTCATTGGTGAGTTGGTTGGTGAGTGCTGCGGCGAGGGCGGCTGCGCCAGCCTTGCCGAGTCGTTTGATGATGCGAGCGGCCACGTCGTCAGCGGGACCGTCAATGCCAAGACCTGCAGAGGCCGTGGACTTCTTTTTGAGACCGCAGTCGATCAGGGCACGGTGAACAGACTTCTCACCCCGAAGGGTTTTGCCGTACTGCTCAGAGACTGATTCCTGATCGAGGCCACGCTCGGAACAGAGAGACTCTGAACCTGCGTAGCGGCGGAGCTTGCGGAGACCCGCAGCGGCGGAGTTGCCAGCGGGGCGTAAAACCTCATTCGACTGTGAACAGTGTACACGGTCGTTTTCGCTCTTGGCAGCGTTTTGGTTGCCAGGCTGGCCGCCACCGTTGCGCTTCACCGCCTGAGTAGCAGTGTTCTTCAGATCGTTCCAGCTGTTGTTCCCAGTCAGTTCTGCGTTGGCTGCAGCAGCCTTGGCGATCATTGGAGCCAATGCCGTCTGATCTAGCTCAGGCAACACGCCCATCAGACGCTTGCAGCACTCAGGCGCTGCTTCGACGTCGAGTGGCTGGCTAACCAGCTTCAGCAGCAGATCAAGCCTTGTCCCTAAGCCAGCCCGCGCAGGGCTTGCTGTCACCCAGTCAGTGAACAGCTCAAAGTGAGCCACGCGCTTGGCACCACTCTCAGGCTCGATGTATTCGACCGCTTCCCAGCCTTTATTGGCGATGAAGTGGCTCAGCGAGCTGGGCAGCTTAAATAGCTCGCCCTTGCGCAGCATCTCCTGCATGGTGGTGGTCGCAATTCCGTTGAGGATTGCTTGCTTGTCGTCAGTCATGAGTGAAGTCCTCGTCGATGTTGTTTGCAGTGACCTTCACCAGCTGGTCGTCCAGCCAGTCGATCTTTGATGTCAGGTCGCCCACCGTGGCGTCGTCTGCCTTGCGTCCACCTACGCGAATCCAGCGTTTGTGGATCTTCATGTGGATGTTCTGGCGACGTGTGTCACCGTCCGACCATCCCTGCGCCCTGGCGATTGCCATGCCCAGTTGGCCGACCTTCTGTTGGGCTGTGCGCTTTAGCTTTTCCAGTTGCTCTGAAATGGTCATCTCGTCCACCTCTTCGACGGACTGGCCCGTGCGCTTAGCCACACGCTCCGCCTTCACATCAGAAGCAGATGCCTTTTCGGCAATCTTCTTCAGGCGTGCAAAGCCGTCATGGGTTTGGCTGCGGTGATAAGCCAAGAACACCTCAACTGGTAACCCACAGCGAGCCGCTTCCTCCTCAAGCAGAGCTAGGACCTCTGGATCCCAAAACTCGCCACGCAACAGTGCGTCAACTACGGAGCCACCTGCGCCAAGCAATTCACGCTCTGGCTTGGGGCATACGCAAGGCTGCTGATTGCAGACGGGGCAAACCCCTTTGAATAGTGGGCACTCAGGAGAGTTCACACAGTTCCCGCAACCAAACTTGGCTGGCCGATCTCCGCACAGACCGCATTTCTTCTCTTCAAGCGGCTCTACCACCAGTCGGATGCTTTCCTCGATCTCCTTGGCGTACTTCACCAGTTCGATCGGATCATCCTTGTCCAGCGTGTCTGCGCCTTGCGCAGGCATAAACATGTGAGCCAGCTGATCAAGCTCAGGCGTGATTAGGCGCTCGCCAATGGTGGTGTGCTCCCAGCGGATGATCCGCCCAAGGATTTGCAAAAACAGGAGGTGGCTTTTCTTGTTCGTCAGCCAGACGCAGACGCGCAGGCGCTTAATGTCCACGCCTTCTGAGACCTGCTGCACGGCAACCACCCACTTTTTAGGGCAGTCGTGACGGCGGAAGTCTTTGATCTGAGTAGGCGAGGTGCCCCCGTCTGATCCTTCGTAGATCACCTCAGGGTCAACGCCTAGCTCCTTGCGCATGTATTCCGCTACCTGCTCGGCGTGCTTTTTCTTTTTGCATACCACCAGGCCGCCAGCGTGGCCGTGCGTTTGCCGAACCAGATCCAGCTGCCTAACGGCGTCGCGGATCATGCGGCGAGCAAGATCGAACTTGGGCTCGGTAGCTGCGTCGAAGCGCATTGAGCGCATCTTTTTGACCTTGACGCTGAGCCCCTTCTCTGCGTCTTCATCGCAGTCGGCGTCATAGATCGAAGGCAGGTGGTCGCTGAGCTTGTGCTCATAGACCTCACCGTTGTCTGCCCAGCGGATCAGTTGATCGTCTTCTGCGTCGTACAGATGAAACTTGGCAGTGCGAACGATGCGCTTGTGGGATGGAGTGCTAATCGTTTTCCCATCAGGCAGCTTCGTGAACGTGGAATCTGCTAAGGCTTTCCCGTAGTCATACGAAAAGTCGGGAAGCAGTTCCAGTTCGCCGTCAACGTTGGTCTTGTAATTAACAAAACGCAGCTCTGAACGATCAGTTCGAAATGGGGTACCTGTACAAAACAGCTTGAAGCGGCAGCCGCCAAGGGTGTTGGCGATGTCTTCGCCCCAGCTGTTCTTGGAGGAAGGGTGATGAAACTCGTCAACAACCAAAAGCACGTTGCGGTTACGCCGCTCAATCGGTCGCGTGTCTGGCTGACCAGCTTTGGGGTGGTCTTTGGGATAGACACGATGGGCCAGTGATTGAATCGTGACGACTTCGCCGCGAAACTGGCTATCAGCGCCATCAGAGCCACTACGAAGATCAATGCCAAACAGCTTTTTAGCTTCGCGTGCTACTTGGCTGCAGAGAGGTGCTGAAGGCACCACGATCACGGTCCACTCAATCAGGCCCGACTGATGCAGCCAATTAGAAGCCGCAAGCATGGCGACGGTTTTACCAGCGCCAGGCGTTGCATAAAGCAGAAAGCCGCGCTCGGGGTTGCCGCACAGCTCGTTAGTCATGCTGGTGAACTTCTCAAGGAAGCCGAGCTGCCAGCCGCGGGGGTCTTTGATCGACCCAAAGTAAGAATGAAGATCCATGTGGTTTGATTTGATGAGGTTGCAATCAGCGCAAAGCGCTTGTGCATTGCGCAGCACTGTCTGACCGCCTTTGGACCAAGGCCAGATGTGGTCGCAGTGAAATGTCCAGTAATGAAGTGGAAGGCCGCAGGCTTCGCAGTGCCCTCCTGCGGTGATCCAAATCCGTTGGCGTTGCCAGGAGCTGAACCACCGTTGTCGGTCGTTCATTTCATAATGAGTGGAGCCTGTGGCTCCGTTGGAAGGACAGAGAGTTACGGGTCAGGGTCTTGGGGGTGCCAGCCCCCACTGATCCGCGTACAAGAAATGTACAACAACGCCACCTCGAGCGTCAAGGGTCAGGGTTCGTGTGCTTCGCGCCAGGCCACTTCGGTTTCTTCCGGTTCCCACGCTTGACCTTCCCGCACTTGGGACGGTTCTTCCAACGTTCAACAACCACCGCCGCGGCCTCGTCATGCCCTGGCGGCGCCAGATCCGGACGACGCCGGAAGATCTCACCCCAGTCGACCGTCTCTCCTGTCACACCAGTTCCTGAAACGCTCTCGATGAAACCCAAGCTCGTCCCCAATCGCCTCTAGCGCCTCTGATTTCAGCTCAATCGTGTTGTACCGAAACCCACAGGCCTGGCACTCACGCCTCCGGACTGTGTAGTAGTTGACCCCGATCTCCTTCAGCCACGGCATCCGGTTCGGTTCATCAACGCGGCACTGGCGTGAATTCACCACCCGAATCTCGTCTAGGCCGCAGCATTCGCACGGCCGGCGCCGTGGAGGCTTGTTCATTGGCCAACCCCGTCACCACTCAGGCTGCAGGAGCTTCCAGTTGTCCAGGGCATCTAGCCAGGCTATGTGGCACTCGTCGGGGACGTCAGTCTTGACCTCAACCACGCCGGGGCCGCTGATGACAGTCACGCAGCGGTTGACCGAGATGTCGTAGTTGTCCAGCAGCATGAGGCTGTATGCCCCAAGCTGAGCTCGAGCAGCCTCGCGGGTCTTCGCGGCCTTGGCCGAGCTGACCGTCTTGAGGTCGTACAGCACAAGGCTCCCCTTGGCCGTTTCGATCAGTCCGTCAAAGCTTCCGGCCACGCGCCACTTGGGGCTTACGAGCGCGTGCTCGGTGGCCAGCACCTTGTGGCCCTGAAACAGCCAGTGATCACAGAGCGGGTTCACCCAATCGCCCCAGCGCGTGTCATAAATCACCCCTTTGCCAAGGACGTGCTTTTCAAGCGCTTCGTGGACCGCGTTGCCCCTTGCCATCCAGCCATCGGGGCCATCCTTCGTGGCGTTGATCCGCTCCATCTCGAGCGGAGTTTTTGGTGAGGCAATTTGGGTCACGGAGTGGGGAAGCCAATCGCCTTTGTACCGGTATCGGTGGGCCGCGGCATTGAACTCGAGGTCGGGAATCGGAGGGAGCAAGAGGGATTGCCTTTAGGAGTTCGCCCAAGGTACGCTATCGGAGCATTCCGTTACGGGAAGTCACGATTGGTACGCCGAGTAAATCTCTCTCTTCCCGATGATTTTGTCTCTCTCATCGAAGCACGCAAGCCCAGATCCCTTACCCTGACTGCCTTCTGCGCAGTGCTTATCGAGCAAGGGTTGACACAGGGCGCTAACCTACCCGCGTACTGTGTCGGTGCGGGAACCCCAGAGGATCAAAAGGATTTCCTGGCTGTTCAGCATCACGAAACTTCGACACCTGTACCGGCTGTTAAGGCTCAGACGCCTCAACAGCCTTCGACGGCTAGCGCAGCCCCAAGCGGAGCGCGGCCGGAGATTCCTCTGCAGCAAGCAGAGCTTCTTCCTGATGGGGAAAAAATTGAACCCGCCCCCAAAAAAAACACGCGCGCGAAGGATCGCTTCTCAAATAAGCGCCTCCCACTAGACGCCATCCCCTCAGACCTCCTCGACTGTCAACAGCTGCTCGTGGAGTTCTGGTCCGTCAAAAAAGGAGTGCGCTCTGAGGGCGTTTACAACCGGATCTGCACCAAGTTGCGCGGATGGACCCCTGAAGACCGCCGCGCCTCCCTTGAACGGGCAATCAGCAGCGGCTGGGGCGATGTCTTTGAACCACCTACCGCCCCGGCTTCTCGCCCTTCCTCAAGGTCGGGCTCAAACCGCACTGAACAGCTCCTCAATCGCCTCTCTGAATCTGGATGGCTTGATTCATGACCTTCGCCCTACCTCCTGAGCCTCTCGACAAAAAGGCTTTCGCTGCTGGTTACTCCGTCCTCCTCGACTACTTCGCCAGGACTCAAGACGACTCAACCATCGCCTTTGTCTTCTCCACCCTCAAAAAACTCGACCCCAATCTCTCCCGACGCCAATGGGAGTTCATCGTCCAGAAGTCCTTGGTCAGCTTCACCTTTATGCCCAGGCTCAATGACCTCCTTGGCCTGATCTACAAGCGTGACTTCAGCGGGATGCCTTCCCTCCCTGACATCGACCCTCGCTACGCCGACTCTTACCAGCAAAACATCTACGAGCAGGCCAAGCAGGCTCAGGCCAAATGGCTCGCCTCCACCCCTGTTCGACTTCTGATAGGCAACTACGGATCAGCCCAGTTCCTCCCAGGCCAGGACAGCCAGTCCGATGAGTACGTCTTTGACGAAATCCCTGACGTTGACGTTTTTGCCGCAATGTGCCCGACGCAGATGTGGCGAGCCGAGTTGCTTCAGTCCAAGCTCAACAAGCGCCAGATGCAAGAACTGAACGAAGATATCGAACGCCTGGGCTTGACAGGCCTGGATTCCCAATGCCTTCCGCCTGGGCAGGTCGTTAATGAGCTCAAGTCTTCCCTCCCCTCTCTTTTTTCAAACAAAAGCAATCTCGACGCTCTCCGTGCCTACTACGAGGCGTTCCCACAGTTGAAGTCATCCAATGCAACCCCTCTACTGCCCAGCGGAAATCAACCGGCTCCTGCGTCGTGGCATTGAAAACGGTTGGTGGACCATCGAAGATCTTGATCGCCCCAGCCTTGGCTTTGCCTCAAATCTCAGCCCTGACCTCAAGCACTTTCCGCATGGCTATCAAGGCGTCGAATACTCCAACCCCCTTCGCTCTGCAGATGCTCAGCAGATTGTCTCGATCTCTGATCCTCGTGACTTCACCCCGGCCCCGGGCCACACCCCCGCACTAGACCCTCCTGCTCCCCTCTCAGAACCTTCCGACGATCACCGACCCCCTGTCCCAACACAACCTGTCTCAGTAACTGACGATCCGGTTGACCCCAGAGGCATCACCGTCTACACCAACGCAGACGATCCCGACCTCTGGTTTTGATGACTGACCCCAGCATCTACGCCATCTGGGACACCCTCCGTGACGCTGCCTCCGGTAACGACTTCACAAGTCGACCCTTCCTTTGCGTCCCCGAGCACGTCGTCAGACTCCTCGCTGAAAACGAGCTCCTCACCTTCATCGACGAGCACTGCACCTGCCTTGGCCACGTCCTCGTCGCCAATGAAGACCCCAACGCTCCCCCTTACGAATTCCTAGAAACCCTCGACTGACACATGGGCAAAAAAGCTGGCTGCAAACTCATCTACCTCCAACTCCCCCTCGATCTCGTCCCAATGCTCGACGCGTTGGTCGCAGCTCATCACTCCACGCGCTCCGAAGTCATCACTGATCTCATCTCTGATGCAGCCTCCCCGCAAGAGGCCCCTACAAGCTCTTCCAAGGGTCAATTCAACCCTGCTAACTATTCCCGTGCCGTAGCCATGGCACAAAAGGCCTCACAGGGCCGTCTAGACCCCATCACCGCAGCAACAGTGGTGTCAGCTGCCATCACCGCCTTCCATGACCAAACAGCAAGAACCGACCGTTGAACAGTTAGACGACTCTGGTTACCTACGCATTTGCCTTAACGGCATCTGCACCACCTGCTCCTCCATGCACCTCGTCGAGGACAAAATCAAACAGCTTCAGCGCTACCACCAACAACACTCCAAAGTGAATCCCCAACAAGCCGTCAAGCAGCTCCGCACCCACTCCGACGCCCCCGGCGCTACCGACATCGAGGCAATGAACAACCGCGTCCTCGCCCTCGAATGGCTCTACCGACTCCAAGGCCGCAAAGACGCAAAACCTGGCCTTCGATCCACCTACACCGGTCTTTGGGAATCCATCCACTAACCTTTAACTAGGAGAGCTATACCGCAAACGTGGCTAAGGCGACTAACGCCGAATCAGAATTCCGCACCAACACCGTTTACGGCCTGTTGGTAGACGGAAAGTCACGCGGGGACATCGTGCAGTTCTGCGCGGAAAACTGGCAGCTAAAAGATCGTCAAGCAGATACCTATATCCAAAAGGCTCGCGTCCTCATCGAACGCGACTGCGAACTGTCACGACCACAATTCCTCGCAGAAGCTCTCGCTGGTCTTCGTTCCATTCGGGCTCAGGCAGAACGCCGCGGCCAGATGCAGGTAGCGATCAACGCCATCCGTCTACAGGCGGAACTCATTGGCCTCTCTTCTTGACGCCTGCAACGACGGTCTTCTCTTAGAAGCCGCCATTGTCAGAGAGGCTGCCAGTCAGGGGTGATTGACATACGCAGGTGTATGTCATACGCTGACCATATGGCAAACACGACACGACGTTACAAGTCCGGCGACACCCGCGAAGATGGCAAGCGGTTCTGGTCCTACTGCAATGGCAAGGAAATCTGGCGAGATCCTGAAAGCTGGCAAGATGGCTACAACAAAAAGATCGCTCACGCCAAGGCTCGACAGGACGCAATGCGCAAAGCCCTTGACGAATACAAGGTGAAGCATGGTTGCGTTGATTGTGGCTATAACGCAAACCCTTGGGGCTTGGAGTTTGACCACAGGCCAGGCACGAAGAAGCTGTTCTCTGTGGGAACGGTTGGCTCGCGATGCGACAAGCTGATCTGGGATGAGGTCGCCAAGTGTGAGGTTGTGTGCGGCACCTGCCACTGCATTAGAACCATGAGCCGCCGTTCAGCTGATCGAGCAGCCAAAGAGAATGTCTCTGCTTGATCGTTGCGCAGGTGGGAACCTGCTGGAAAAGCCGACGCCTCTCGAATCTCCGGCAGACCCTGGCGCAGCGGAGCATTTGCGGCAAAGGATCCTTGCCGATTGCCTGCCTGCACAGCGTGAGTTTCTGGAGGATGACACTCACAGGATCCTTGGCTACATAGGTGGATTTGGATCGGGTAAGTCGTTCGCACTGTGTGCCAAGGCGTTGATCTTGGGCATGGCTAATCCAGGCACTACGGCGATGTTCGCGGAGCCCTCATTCCCAATGATCAGATCCGTGTTCATCCCTGCGATGGATGACGCCTTAGCCAGGTGGGGAATCGACTACGAGTTCCGTGTCAGTCCGCAGCCTGAGTACGTCATCAAGCTGCCCACTGGCCCCGTGAAGCTCTTGGCGCAGTCAGCTGAAAATTGGCAGCGCGTTCGCGGTCAGAACATCTCCTTCGTCCTTTGGGACGAAGCTGACACCTCCCCTGCGGAAACTGCTCAAAAAGCTGGCGAGATGTTCCTAGCTCGTATGCGCGTCGGCAAAGTCAACCAGCTCGCCATTGCCTCCACGCCAGAAGGTTTCAAATACTGTTACCGGACCTTCAGCGAGCAAAGCGGCCCAGACAAGCGGCTGATCCGCGTGAAGACCAAGGACAACCCCAACCTCCCGGAGGGGTTTATTGAGAGCCTTGAGCGCAACTATCCAGCTCAGCTCATCACGGCCTATCTCGAAGGTCATTTCACCAATCTCGCGTCGTGCTCCATTTATCCAGAGTTCGACCGGAGTCTCCATTACACGGACGCCAAGCCCGGTCCCCATGACACGATCTTTGTCGGCATAGACCTGAACGTTGGTAATTGCGTGACTCAACATCTCCTCCGCAAGGGGGACGAGTTCCACTTCTTCAATGAGAAGGTGTACCGCGACACGCAGCAGATTGCCGTCGGCTTGAAAGAGCTGTATCCGGATCATTTCCGCCGTGGTCAGCTCGTGCTTATTCCTGATGCTGCCTCGAAACAACGTTCAACGGCCGCGGCCCAGGAGTCAGACCTTGGAATCCTTAAAAAGGCCGGGCACACCGTCAACCCTCAACAGTCAAACCCGATTGTTCAGGACCGCATCAATGCCGTGAATGCTTTGATCGAGCAAGGCAAGGTCAAGGTCGGCAACGGTTGCAAGCATCTAATCCGCACTCTCGAGCAGCACGCCTACGACGACAAGGGCAGACCAGAGAAAGGCGGTGTCGGCATGGACGACCTCAGCCATGCCGGTGACGCAATGGGCTATGCCATTTACAGGCTCGCGGCGATCAGGCAATGGAAAATGGGCTCGGCCAAATCCAAGGTCGCTCGGATCTGGTAGCTACTCCTCCACCTGTGAGTCCTGCTCGATCATCATTCCGAGGATCATCTCCTTAGTTGCCTCCACCTGCAGCATCAGCTGGATGCAAAGATCCTGTAGTTTCTCCACGTCAGTGCAAGCTCTGATCTCACGCTTCGACCGTTCAAGCGTGAATGCTTTCGACGTTGGCCAATCAGAGCCGTCTGAGGTGGCCATAATGTCACATCTTTAGACTGCAGCCATATTGGGTCGGTTTTCGAGAAGTGGCTGAGAGGTACTACCCAAGCGGCATCTATCCAAGCCAGGAACCGCAGGACCCAGATCTAGACCAGAATCCAGGGGATGACCCTTCCTGGGTGGATGGCGTTGTCTTGGAGATGTCCGAGCAATGGACGCCGATTGACTTTTGCGTTGGCGGCACTCAATACCTACGAGAGAACTCCAGGCTTTTTATTCCGATTGAGCCTGCAGAGGATGAGGATGCATACGAACGCCGTATCGCTCACGCAACGCTTAGCCCTTTTACTGTCCGCATTGCAGAGCAGGCAGCAGGTCTGATCCTGCGGAAGCCGATTCAACTCGTTGGCCAAGAAGAGGACACCGAGCCAGATCCTTACTGGGAAGAGTTTGCGTCCAACGTTGACGGCTACGGAACAACGCTCGATGATTTTGCTCGTCGCGTGGCGATTGGCTCAGTTCTTTACGGTCATGCTGGGATCCTGGTTGATTACCCGTCGACGGAAGCAGCGCCGAACCTTGCCGCCGAAAGGGCAATGGGACTTCGGCCGTACTTCATCAATGTCGACGCCAAGCAGATTTTGGGATGGCGTAAAGAGGAGGGGTCGCCGATTGCGCCGATCTCTCAAATACGCATTAACGAAGTTGTCTCAGAGCCTTTAGGCGAGTTTGGTTCTGAGTTGGTTCGTCAGATTCGTGTTTTGGAGCCTGGCAGGTATCGGGTGTATCGCCGCGGCCGTTCAGAATCGCAGACCTGGACGATCGTCAGCGAAGGCACGACAAGCATTGGTGCCATCCCTTTGGCTGTGACTTATTCGGGCAAGGTCGCAGAGCTGGTCAGCAAGCCACCGCTTTTGGCGATT